TACTTCCTGAACAGCAAGTACCTCACCCTGGTCGGTCACAGCGACAAGTGGTTTGCGAACACCGAGTTCGTGCGTCCCGAGAACCTGGATGCCCGCTACTCGCTGATCATGTGCTACGGCAACCTGACCGTGCGCAACCGTGCGAAGCAGGGCAAGCTGACGGGCAAGACTGCCTGACCATTCTGGTTACGGGAGGGGGTACGCCCCCTCCCGTTTCTAGTCCAATGCAACAACTATTATTTCAAGGAGTCAAAATGCGTGATAAGCCTGTTGGTGGTAAGAAGAAGACCGCTCCCAAGCGTGATGCGGAACGTGCGGCGATGGCGGCTTTCAAGAAGTTTGCCGATCATCTCAATGCGACTGACGTTGGTGGCAAGGGTCGTTCAGCGGCGGCTCGTCGTCGTCAGTCTGGATTGAAGAAGGAAGTTGATCGAGCCATTGGCCGAAGCCGTGGCCGTCTGCAGCCGAAGACTCTTCCCAAGACCAAGTAATAGAGGTAACGAAGCCATCTATTTGTGATGGCTGGAACACCCCTATACTCATACTACGGAGAATCCGCAACACGGAATTCTCGTAGCAGCATGTCCCCCAACGCTGGCGCACCCCAGGCTGGGGGCATGCCATTTCTCGGGCACACACGCTGTATGGCAAACGAAGAAACATGTCAAGGCGCACGTGCCAAAGGCACCGATTACTGTATCGGTCATTTGCGTCAGATGGCTAAGGAGAAGTCCAATGAACAAGTCGGAGATTAGAGCGAAGATTCGTGAAATCGTTGACTTGGATCAGCAAGACCTTTCGGACACCCTGCTGGACATGTACATCAAAGACGGATACGACCGCATCATCGCCTTGGAGCGACGTTGGCCGTTCTTCCAACAGACCTACAGCCTGAACACGGTAGCGAACCAGCGTGAGTATCAGATCACGCTGATCGGTGACGGCGATCTGCGTGAGATCACTTCTATCGTCGACACTTCGGCTGTCGGCAACCGTATCGAGTTGATCTCGTACGACGACGCTGAGGGGGTTTGGGTTGGCTCGTATGATCAAGCGCAACGCCCGCTCTATTTCTCATTGTGGCAGGGCAAGATGCATTTGTGGCCCAAGCCCGATTCTGTTTATCCGCTGGTGGTTCGGGGATACCGTAAGCCTTCGGACTGGTCTGCGTCTGACTCTGCGCAAGTTGATGCCGACGAGCGGCTTCATCAGCCGCTGGTGTACTATGGGGTGGCGCAAGTTTATCAGCTTCAGGAAGACGTAGAGCTGGCAACTTTCTATCGCAAGAACTTTGATGAGGCTGTGCGTTTGGCTTCTGCGGACATTATGCGTCCTTCGTCGCAACGTCCGCTCGCTTTCTCCGATGGGGTGCCTCGTCCTTCTGGACGCTGGTGGATGCAGTCTTTGGGTAGGACTCTTGGGCAATGAGTCGTCTGTCGCTGCTTCGTACCGACGACTTCACGGGTGGTATCAACCTTCGTGCTGATCCGTTCCAGTTGGGCGACAACGAGTCGCCCGACCTGCTGAACGTAGACATCGACCCACGAGGCGGATTTCAGATGCGTGGCGGCATGACCAAACTGAACAGTTCAGCTATCGGCAGTATCGCCAACGGTTCGTTCGCTCCGAAACGTCTGTTTGCTTGGGACGCCGCCACACCGCAGGTGCTGTTGGCGGCCAACAATGCTGTCTACTATGCGTCCACTTCTGCTTTTACATCGATGAGTGTGACGACGACAGCACCGTTTGGTGCGTCGTTTGCTGCTTGGTCTGCTTCGGATCAGAGCCTCGTGTACATTGCGACTGGAACCACCTCTTACAAGTGGAATGGTTCGTCGGCTACCGCTTTGACTGCTTCTGGCCCTGGACAGTTCCAGAACGACTATTCGTCTCCTACTGGTACGCACATGCCTACGTCTCGTTTCGTGTCGTCGCATGTTGATCGTTTGTGGTGCGCTTATACGACTGAGGGTGGTGTGGACTATCCGAATCGGGTGCGTTTTTCGCATCCGATCAATCGTGAGTCTTGGGCTGAAGCGGATTACATTGACATTGTTGAGGGCGGTTCTGGTATTACTGCTATTGTGCCGTTTGGCGGTAATCTTCTTGTGTTCAAGAAGCGTTCTGTGTTTGCGATTCTCGGCTATTCGACCGACACCTTTCAGGTTGTCGGTTTGACTTCTGAGGTTGGTGCCGTGAACGCTACGGCGGTGGCGGCGACAGAACGGGCTGTGTATTTCTTTTCTTGGCCTGACGGTTTGTTCATGTATGACGGTCAGCGGTTCATGGATTTGTTTACTTCTATTCGTCCGCTGATTCAGGATGGGAGTGTGAATCCTGCGGCCCAGGATGCTATTTGTGTTTCTGCTGTGAACCGCAAGATTTGGGTATCGGCTCCAGAAGGCGTTGATACGAAACCTTCGTCTACGTTTGTTTATGATCCGTCCATCGGTCAGCGTGGTGCTTGGTCAAGGTATCGTACATCGGATAGCAGGGGTGTTGGCCCTGGATGCGATTTTGTTACTTCTACTGGTGCGACACATTTCTTGGTGTGTCATCCTTCAAACGCTTACGTGTTGAAGGCTGACCAAATGTTTGTGTACCAGGATGATGTTGGTGGCGGTTCAGCGGATTTCGATTCGTATTATGTGACACGTTGGCATGATGCTCGGAATGTGTCGTCTCGTAAGATGTGGCGGCGCCCCGATTTTGTTATGAAGCAGACGACGGTGGACACCATGTTGGATGTTTTGGTTTACCATGATTGGGAAGAGGCGATTGTCGCTCGTACGTTCCAGGTGTTTCTGGAAGGTTCGTCTGACGCTCTGATCTGGGCTGCTGTTGCTTCGGAACCTGATGGTGTTGACGGCTGGGGTGAGGCTGCTTGGGGTGAGGAGGCTCGCGGTTCTGCTTTGCATAAAGGCAAGAATGTTGGTTTGGCTCGTTCCGTCCAGTTGAAGATTGCTGGTGAGGGCGGTAAGCCTTGGGGTGTCAATTCTATTACTTACAAGTTCAATCCTAGAAAGGTGCGTGCCTGATGGCTACTGCTTCTATTACTTATGTGTTCGCCAACGGCACGAATGCCGATGGCACACAGGTCAATTCCAATTTCAATGCTGTTCTGAACTTTTTGAATACTGAGGTGGTGCAACGTGATGCGTCGGTGGCCTTTACTGCGATCCCTTCTTTGCCTGCTACGTCACCCACTCTTGATAACCATGCTGTCAGGAAGGCGTATGTCGATGCGTTTATTCCTGCTGGTATCATCACGCAATTTGGGGGTAGTTCTGCGCCAAGCGGATGGCTCATTTGTGATGGCTCAGCGGTTTCACGCACAAATCCGACCTACAGCCGTCTATTCGCTGCAATCGGAACTACCTATGGTGTGGGTGATGGTGCTACGACATTCAACATCCCCAACCTGAAGGGGCGTGTGCCTGTAGGTTATGATGCGACTCAGACGGAGTTTGATGCTTTGGCTGAGACTGGTGGGGCGAAGACTCATGCGTTGACGACGGCACAGTTGCCGTCGCACACGCATGGTGTCGGCACCTATTCCGTGTCTTCACATGCTGGTCACACGCACGCCAACACGTTCAGTTTGTCTACGCAAGCGAACCACAACCACTCTGATGGCACATTGACTGTTCCTTCAAGCGGACACCACATCCACAACTGGGCGGAAAATACCTCATTCCAAGGTTGGGTGTGGTCTTCAAACACCTACAATACTGGCTTCACCACCAATGTTGGCGGTAGTAGTGGAATGGCTGTGGCTACAGTTGACCCCATAAATCTGAACAACACATCGTCCGCCCACACGCACGATGTGAGCGGAACCACGGGAGACGCAGGAACGCACACCCACACAATTTCTGGAAGTATCACCAGCGACGGTGCCCACACCCACACGCTTTCTGGTGCTTCGCTCGCTACGGGCGAAGGACAGGCCCACAACAATCTTCAGCCGTACCTAGTGGTGAATCACATCATCAAACTCTGATGGAGAAGTGGACTGCGCCCGCAATTGCATCCCTGAGGGGTGACAATACGATTCCTCTGCAGCGGACGTTTGCGTCCCTGACAGAGTATCTGTTGTCGCTATCCGACGCTTTGCTGGTCGGCAATGTGCCTGCTGGGGGAACAGCTGGGCAGGTCTTGTCCAAGATTGATGCGATCGATTACAACACGCAATGGATCGGCTTGGCTGCTTCTGCCACGACAGACACAACCAATGCCAGCAACATTACTTCTGGTACGTTGCTTTCGGCGCGTTTGTCTGGTTCCTACACGGGCATTACGGGCGTAGGTACGGTCACGACTGGCACGTGGTCTGGTTCGTTTGGTGCGGTGTCTGGCGCGAACTTGACGACGTTGAATGCGTCGAACTTGTCTAGTGGTACGGTTGCGTCGGCACGTATCGGTGGTTCCTACGCTGGTATTACTGCTGTTGGAACACTTAGTGGTCTGACTTCTAGCGGAACTATTAGCGGTCAGGTTATTACTGGCGACGATGTTTATTCTCCTAGCATTTCCCTGAAGGGTTGGTCTGGTGATGGTGGTTGGGCTTCCGTTGAGTCAAACCGTGGTTACCTGCTGTTGGGTCATCCCTCTAATACGGGCGGCATTTATTTGAGGTCTAACTCAACATCAACACCTGTCTATATTGGTGCCAACCAACAGAACACTTTGGCGGTTGGCTATTACTCACCATACGGTACATACAGCGTGACCATCGACGGGGTGGCGTTTTGTAACAACTGGTGGCGAAGTACGGGTAATTCGGGTTGGTATAACGAAACATATGGTGGCGGCATTTGGATGTCGGATTCAACGTGGATTCGCACATACAATAGCAAAAGATTCCTTGCTGACTCTGGTCTCAACGTTGGTGGAACGGCAGTTACGAGCGAGGCTCTGGTCGTAACAGGTAACGGTCGTGTCACCGACAGTTTCTTTTTCACCAACTTCCTTGTTGCCGACGATGGCGTAGCCTCATCGGGGCAGGCGGCACAATGGCTGGGTGCGTTCGGCAACTGGTATTTGGTCCGCAACTCGTCTACGTTGCGAGATAAAGAGAACATCCAGCCTCTTGGTTCTGTGCTTACCGCCGAAATGGTGGATGGCATTGATGTCAAGTTGTGGTCCAGAAAGAACGCCGATGGGATTCCTGAAGTTGGTCCTATGGCCGAGGAGATGGATGCTGTGTCGCCGTTCCTTTCTGTTCGTGCAATGGACCTAGATAAAGATGGGAATGTTGTGGCTACAGGACCAGAAGGAATCAACCAGAATGGTTGGCTCAGTTTGTTGACGATCGCCCTCCAGGATTGTCGTCGCCGTATCGCAGAATTGGAGTCCCGATGAACGAAGTAAATGTAGACGCCTTCAAGGTCATCGAATCGCTGATACGTCAGATCAGCGATTATGCCCAGAAAGTTGCTGTGCTGGAGGCGACAATCAGCCAGATACAAGCCCAGCAGGGTAACGAAAAGGCAGATTAGTGATGGCCTACACCGACATTGGACTTGCTTATGAACCTAAACGACGTTCCACCGCCCAACAGCGGGATGCGGTCATGTCCCAAAACGCCTTCAGCCGATTCCTGTCCCAGCAGCGTGGATCACGCCAACTGTCAGATTTGGACAGGTCGTCTTCCCGTGGCCTTGAAGGGTTTGGTGCTGGATACGGTAAGCGTGGTTTGCGGAATAGTGGTATTTACCGTCAGGCGACTTCGGACTATGCGCAGAACTGGATGACGCAACGCAACGACATGTTGGATGCTTTGCGTCAGCAGGCCGCCCAATACGATTTGAGTGATGCTCAGGCTCGTGCGGGGTATGAGGACACTTTGGCTGAGATCGAGATCGCTAAGCAGCGTGACATTCTTGCGACTGCTGCTTCGTTGTCGGGCTTGCGCCCATTCCTGGGGAGTTGATTATGGCACGTTATGGTTCTGCGGATTCACAAGAGCGTCGCATTCAGCCTGGTCGTCGGCGTACACCCACGACTAGTGCTGATGTGGCTGAGCGTCGTGCGCAGACGCCCGCTTCGCAGGCTCCTGCTCCTACGGGTACGACCCGTGTTGCGCCTCGTGAGACCTTCACTAAGGTGATGGACGAGTATGGTCAGGCTACGCCGATTTGGCAATGGGATGATCCTGCGACACAAGCGGCTATGGCCGCTTTTGATGCTGGTGATGTGACTGCTAGCGGTCTCGGTAAGTATTCGGACATTGCGGATGTTCAGCGTGCGATTATGATGAGCAATGCGGCTAATGCTCGTACAACCCCGCCCACTATTGGCGGTGGTGGTGGTGGTGGTGGGGCAAATCTGATGTCGGCTATCGCCCAGCTGTCGTCGTCGCTCCCAGACAATACTGGGATGATCCAGTCAGGCTACGATGATCTGATACGTCAAATCAGCGAGCGTAGTTCTGGTCAGGATGCTTTGATCAACTCGTTGTTTGGTGAGCAGACAAGCCAGTTGGAGCGAAGCAATGCTGACATGTTGTCGCAGTTGGCGAACATGTATACGCAGGCTACTGGTGAGGTTGATCGTCAGACCGCCGAAGGGCGGCAGACGATTGATGATACGACTCAGCGTGCGTTGGAGGCGTTGCAAGCCCAGCAGAATCCGTATGCTGGTTTGCAGATGTTGGCGGCTCCTGCGGTGACTGATCCGATGGCCGCTTATTCGCAGGCTGTTGGTGCGCCTTCTGGTGGTACCGATGCGTTGCAGGCGATGTTGCAGTCCCAGAATGCGGCGACAGGCAATGCGTTCAATAATTTGGCGCAACTGTTGGGTGCTTCGCAGACTGCGGCCCAGCAGTCTCGTATTGGTGATGTGAATGTTGCTCGTGCTGGCGCACAGCAGGATTTGGGTGCAAATCAGCGTGCGGTTGCTTTGCAGTTGTTGAACCAGCGTAATCAGCAGGAGATGGCTCAGCGTGCCCGTTTTGATGAGCAGAGGTTGGGTTTGGGTCAGCAGGCTCTGCAGGCCCGCCTTGGCGTGTCGGGTCAGTTGAACGACATTCTGAACAGTTTGGGTTCGCAGCGTTTGCAGACGTTGTTGCAGGAGCGTCAGGGTCAGCAGTCTGTTCGTGGCAGTTTGCAGGAGCGTCTGTTGGAGTTGGCGGCCCAGGGTGTTGATGTTTCTCGTCTGATGGCTCAGCTTGGGGGTCGATGATGTCCAATACTTATGAGATGATGTTGCAGATGTTGAGTGGGGTGAATCCGAAGTCTGTGAACACGATGCAGGATTTGTCGTCGTATTTGTTCAACCCTCAGTATGGTGTTACTGGTGACACGTATGAGTCGTCGTATGTGTTGCCTGCCCCGTATGTGTCGAATACGCCGAGGCTTGATTCGTATTTGAATAGCAGTAATCCGTTGTGGCGTGATGTTGCTTCGGGTATCCAAAGCGGGAGCCTTGATGAGGCTTCTGCTGTTGCGGCTTTGTATAATGGTTTGGGTTTCACTTATGAAACTGAGGTCAAGCAGGGTTTGTCTTTGGACGGTCTTCGTAGTGCTGTGAGGGAAATGTTTGATGAGAAGGAGCGGGATTTGGCCGCTCGCATCAAATACGATCAGGATTTGTTGGAGTCCGAGGCTGGGAACATCTTCGGTAAGGCTGGTTTGCCTCAGCCGACCGAAGAGTTCGATGTTACGAACATGCCTGTGTCGGACGATTTGATGGCGTTCTTTTCTCGTTTGCAGAAGATGCAGGGTGATTTGTCGAATAAGGAGAAGGATTTGGCTGGTGCCGCAAAGTTGGCTGAGCAGAGGATGCTGGCCAAGATCACCCCTTCTGCGCCGACAGAGGGGGTGAGGGTCGAGGACAACAGAATAGCCATTGATTATGGCAGGGATCGTTCTGCGGTTGTTCGTGGCGGTGAGGAAAAATCTGCGGTTGTTCGTGGCGGGCCAGATAAGACTGCCGTAATACGCAGGGGATCGGGAGATCCAGTTGCCTTGAGAACTCGTGCCGACATTCTGGCTGAGCAACACGCTGAAGAGTCTGCGTCAAAACGCCGTGAAATTAGCCAAGAAGAAGAACGGGAAAACCTTAGGATGTTGGGCAAAGCCGTACAAGAGTCCGTTCAGTCTGAACGTGACGAGTACGCCAGACTCCAAAAGCAACTACTCGTGAACCAGGCTATGGGGGCTAACAGGCTTCTGGGCGAGAAGATTGCCTTGGGGATGCAGGGTCGTACACCGTTGACCGAAGCCCTGCGTAGACGGGCTTTGGGCCTCCAGGGCATGTAACAGCCCGCCCTATTATTGATGGCTGTTTACGACTCCAATAAAGGCTTTGTCAATCCTCGCCTAGAGGGGCGTTCCGCAGTACAGTCCCTGAAGGACGTAATGAGGAGCCAGAACCTCGTCAACTCCACGCAACTAGATAACCCGTTGCGCAAGGACTATTGGGCTGGAGATGTAGCGAAAGCCAACCAGCCTGAACTAGGCGGCTGGAAGGGATTCCTGACAGACGTTATCGAGTCGCCCATCGGCAAAGTTGTCGTCAAGGCAGGCGAAGTTATTTCCATGCCTGGGCGTGCTGTCGTCGCTTCCATTGAGGAGATCAGGGATGCCCTTGATGGCGATCCGAATACTGTGGCCTCATGGAACGATTTCACCAAGAACGTAGCCGACCCGATTTACGGGTTCGGCTCGTTGACTGGCGACGTATTTGAGGGTGATTCTGGTTGGGCGAAGTGGGGTAATCGTCTCATTGGTTTGGCTGGCGACATTATTACAGACCCGCTCACCTACGTGACCTTTGGGGCCAACAAGGCTTTGGGGGCTGTCGGCAAGATCGACGATGTTGTTGAGGCTGGTACTAAGGGCGTGCGTGTTACAGGACGTGCGGGCCGTGAGGCCTTGGCTACACGAGTTTTGGATAAGACGGGCAATGCGGAACTTGCGAAGCAGGTGGCACGCTACGGTCGTTCCGCTATGTCGACGCTTTCGGATGATGTGTTCCAGCAGGTTGGCTTGGAGCGTGCTGGCGTCTATTTCATGGGGAAGCGTATCAAGGGCACTACTCGTGTCGGTCAATCCGCTGAGAAGGGATTGACCTCCATGCGTGTGTGGAGCGGCGATCATTTCTTCAAGCGTGCCAACGAATTTTTTACGTTGGATGATGTGAAGGAAGCCCGTAAGGCTTTGGCTCGTGGTACTGCTCCGAGTGAGCGTGTTGAAACGTATTTGCGTATGGTTGCTTCGGAGAACACTAGGCGTGCCGCCAAGGCGGCTGAGGCACGTTATGCGCAGGCGTCGCTACGACAGTTGGTGGGTGATGTCGGTGAGCAGAGCTATCGTTCTGCTACACCGAATTTGTATAAGGCGTTGGAGGGTGCTGTTGCTCTCGATACGTTGGGTGCTACTGATCGCGTTGTGTATGATCGTGTTGTTTCGTGGTTTGATGATTTGTGGGGTCGTGTTGATGGTGCGGCTCGTGCCGTAGACCCGAATGCGACGACACGTAAGGTGAGCCAGTATTTCCCTCACGTGTTGACGGATGATGCGATGAGGTTTGTGACTTCAAGCCAAAGCGATTTTGCTCGTGGTTTGCGTGAGGTTATCTATAACCCTCTTGATCCTGCTGGTGCTTTCAAGCCTCGTATGATGGCTGACGATTTGTTCTTTGGCGTGAAGCTTGGTGTTGATGATTTGAAGATTGAGCGTCTGAATGAGATCGCTCGTAATGCTGGCTATAAGGGGGACTTCTTTGAGACGAACCTTGCGGCTGTGATGGATAAGTATGTTGGCAGTTATGCGGAGCAGATGGGTATGGTTGCCCGCAAGAAGTATCTTGTTGATAAGGGTGTGTTCCAGAAGTTGGAGCGTGTCGACAAGGTGGACAAGGATGCTGTCAAGGCTTTGCGTAGGTCGATGAATGAGATGGCGGCGAATCGTTCTAATGCGGCCAAGGTTGTTCAGAAGTCCGTTGATGACATCCGCAAGGTTATCGATGAGGTTACTGGCGGCAGGTTGAAGAACGCTGAGGGGCGTTTGGATGCTTGGGCTAAGGGTACTGCTGCCGCCGATGAGGCGGTGGAGCTTGCTGGTCGTGCGGTTGTTCGCACACGAGAGCATCTTGATGAGATGTCTCGTGTGATGAACGAAACCAGTATGGCTATTTCAAACATGTTTGATGATGAGGTTCCTGATCTTGTCCGAGGTTTGGAAGAGCAGCATCAGAGGGCGTTGCGAAGCATTGAGCACATGCGCTCCAATTTGACTGACATCATGTCTAGCGCAGAGCAGACGACAGCACGTTTGAAGCAGATCGAGGATGAGATTACTGCTTTGCGTGAAACAGAAGAGATCATGTTCCAGTTCGGCAACTCGCTTCAGATGCACATCGACGATGTGATTGACGGCAAGAACATTCCCGACTCTGCTGTCGGCGCAGAGATGTTGCGTGACGTGAAGAAGTCTGCTCGTGGCGATGTCCGAATTGCTGGTGGGCGTGACAAGGTGTTGGCTGATTATGTTGCTTCGCCGAAGTTCAAGGCTATCAATGGTCAGGCAGAGATTTCTATGAAGAAGTTGCGGGAGTTTACTCCCGAAACTGTGTTGGATGTTGTGCGTACTGCTGCTCGTGGCGAAGCCGAGATCGACGACATTCGGGCTGCCATTGTTTGGATGGATGCTGTCAGCGATGGCGCTTTGTCTCGTAGTTCACGCACCGAACAAGCGTTGCGTCGCATGTTCGAGATGGACGGTGTTACGGATAATGGTTCTTTGCGTCGCATGGGGGAACTGTCGCAATGGAAGAAGTTGCTGGCCGAAGCCCGTCAGAACAAAGAGTTTGTTCGTGTTGAAAGAGTCGTAAACAACTATCAGAAAGTTTACGATGATGTGACTGCGGCTGTCATGACTTATTATTCGTCCAACAAGATGTTGAACGAGATCATGGGTGTCAACAGGTTTGAACGGCAGGGTTTGCCGACTGTCACCGAAGCGATGGCACGCAAAGCTTACGATGAGAACCCTCGCGCTTTTGTCGGCACCTTCTTGGCTAAGACAGAGTTTGATTCTTTGCAAACACATTTCGCCAACTATTTGGATGACACGTTTGAAGGACAGTTGGATTCGTTCGACGATTTCGTCAAGAGTTTGACAACCCTTGCCGAAAGCAAGGTTGGGTTCCAGCAGCAAGTTGACTTTACTGCACAGAAGTTTGGCCAAGAAGCGACCAAGGTTGGTTCTGTCAGTTTCAACGCAATGCGATTTATCGACGACATTGATGAGATTGTTGCTAGCGGTGATGCCGATGACATCACGAGCTTTGTTGAGTTGATGTTGAGTGGGCGCACTCCAGCATCATTGGATACGACCATCACTCCTGGCCCCGCCAGAACAAACGAAGAAGTAGCTTCGCTGGGACGGGCCGCATCGGGATTGGCTGAGCCTGGGCCAAAGGCTAAAGGTCGTGGCGGTAGGGCTACGACTGGCGGTCGTGCCGTCGAACCCAGCGAGCGTGTTGCAGGTGGTGTGAAGAACCTGAAGGAACGCTTGAGGGTTGAGCAAGCGAAGGCCGCTGGCGGTTTGACTCCGCAACCCGAAGCGGAACTGCGTAAGGTGATTATCAAGTTTTACTTGAAGGAGTTGCAGGAGCAGGAAGTCGCTCAGGCCTCCCTCCTGGGACGTATTCAGTCTGAGTCCAGCAGGTTGCGTAAGATCAACCCGAAGATTCGTGTTGATGGCGTAAGCCCGACTTGGGCTAGCGAGATTGGCGACAAAGCGAAGAGCGACATTATCGACGCTTGGTTTGCTTTTGAAACAGAGCGTCGAATGAAGGCCATAACCGATACTTTGATTCCTGTCGGGTTGGTGCCCGATGAAGTTATCGGACAGCGCATTTATCAGAAGGTCGCACAGGAATTTGTTGGCGACACACGACGTGAGATTTCTAGTTTGTACGATGTCTCTGATGGGCTTGACAAGATCTATCGTGCCGCCCTTGAGGGCCAGCACGCAGATGCCGCTTCGCTCCACGATGAGATCACACGTTTTCTCCGTGCGAACAATGGCAATGTTCATCTGTCGAAGCACGCTGGTTCGGCTAGCAGCTACGAGATTCGTCGTAGCTTCGATTTGTATGGTGGTCGTACTGGTGCCCGTGGCGAGTTGGAGCGTGTACGCAAACTCGAAATCGAGTTGAGGAAAGCGACGACAGTTAGTGAGAAGCAGGAGATCGTTGCGAGTTTGGCTGGTCGTTCCTACAAGGAGATGTCTGCTAAGCGTGCCCGCCTGTTGAAGGAAGAGTGGATTCCTTGGTATCGTAGTGTGACTGGCCGTTCTAAGGGGCGTGTCACGTATGCTGAGATCCAGAATGCTTTGAATGTGTATGCGCCGAAGGCTTCGGAGAAAGCCGAGAAGCGTGCGGTGTTGAAGGCTGTGCGTTCTGGCCAGGATCAGATTCGTACTCAGGCTGTTGAGCGTGGTCGTGCGTATGGTTCTATTGCCGAGGATGCTTCTCGTGAGGAGATGATTTCTTGGTTGGCTTCCGTTAGTGCGATTATGGGCAATCAGGCTCGTGCGACTCGACGCCAGTTCCGAGGCATGTTGGCGATGGCTGATCCGTTCTCCACCCCCAGTATGGCTAGTCAAGGTGTTCGTGCTGTTCGTGGTGATGCGATGCCTACGTTTATTGCCGATGTGGCTCGCCGCACCTACAATGATTTGTTGTTGGAGCGTGACAGGATCGCTTCATTGAGTATTGAGCGCCGTAAGCTTGTTGGTGAAGTTGCTGTTGCGGAGAAGAAAGCCAAGCGTGCTGGCGCCGCTCGGCGTACTGTCGAGGATGTGGAGGGTGTGGGTGGCCCTGTGCGTCCTTATGTGGGGCAGAGCGAGCCGTATCGTGAGTTCTCTAGCGATGATTTGAAGTTGGCTCGTGAGGCCTACAAGCAGATTTCGGAGTTGAGTAATGATCCGAATTATTTGTCTGGTGTTGAGCGTCAACAGTTGAATGAGGTTATCAAGTTGTTGGCTCAACTTGATCCCTCCGATACGTTTGTTTTGAAGAGTAAATCTCGTGATGTCTCTATTGCCAGACAGACTTTCAATCGTGGTACTGATGTTTATGTGGCCAAGGGGGATGGCACATACGTGAAGCTGGCTTCTTTGAAAGAACTAGATAAGTTTGCCAAAGATGCAAGCCGAGCCGAGAACGCCACGTTCTATACACGTTCTCCTATCGGCACACGTTCGGCCCAAAAGCGAACTGCATCTGGCAAGGATAGCCCCGAATGGATTTCTGCTCAGCGTAGACATCAGAAGGCGATTGAAAAAGCTGACAGTTTGGAAGCGAAGTTTACGACAGATCCGAAGAAGGCTGCCGCCAATAAGGCGCAGGCCGACAAGATCCGTGACGAAGCCGACAAAGAGTTGCTCAATTTTGGTGCGCCAAGGGAAAGTTCTATTGATGAGTTCAAGCCGATTACTGGTTGGAGCAGTAGTGTTGACGAGCAAGTCAAACAGTTGGACAAAGAGATTGCTCGCCTTGAAAAGGATTACTCTCTTTCTATCAATCCTGCCGAAAAGGGTAGGATGGTTTCATCTGACACATACGATTTGCAGGTATCTCAATCGGGAGATGTTTCTGAGGCTATTCGCAAAAAGATTGATGGGTTGAGTCGTCGTAAATCGTATTTGTTGGCAGGCGTTCCGAACGATGTTGCTATTGGGCCCAAATTTGATCCCAAGGAAATTGAAGCCTTGTTTATGCCGATTGTGCAGGGCCAAGTTGTACCTGATGTTTCTGTTTTGTCGTCGCCAGGTCGTTTGACGAAGGAGATGCGTCCGTTGTGGCAGGCCCAGCAGGAAGTCCAGCAGCAGTTGTCGCGTGTCGGGAAAGAGATTCGTGCTGTTGAGCAGAAGAGCATTCGTCTTGACGACGCTTTTAGGCGTCGCAAGATTAGTCGGGCTGAGTATGATGTGCAACGCAATTTGAATGAAAGTATTGCTGAAGAGTTGCGTCGTGACATGGTTAGTTTGCGTCGTGAATACGCTAAGGCGCAGATGCGTATTGATGCGGCTGATCCGATTGTGCGAAATTCTGCGCTTCAGAAAGCCCATAGACTTTCTACCTTGATTTCGATGGGCGAAATTACTATGGGCGACATTGCCGAATCGATAGCGGCAGTAAGCGGCAAAGCTACGGATGATACGGTTCGGGCACGTTTGAAGTTCCTTGATGACGCATGGAAAGGATCAGACGAACGGCTTGCCGTTGAGCGCATGGCGAAACTCAACGCTTCTGTCGGCGCACGCATCCAACGTGCAATTGTGGCCGATGAAAACAAGATGAATAGATTGCTTGACCGCACACAAATTGCTTTGAGCGACAAAGGCGACGCCGTAAGTCGCCGTCTCGTAGCCAAGGGTCAGGCGACAGAAGAAGCCGTCGCTGGTCTTGGCGCAGTAGATAAGTTTGGTATGGCCATTGATGTGAGTCGTGGGGTTGCGGCGGCGACAAAGAAGAACTTCGATGATCTGTTGGATCTTGTCACTAAGCAAACTGGTGGTCAGTATGATGCGAAGGTTCGTTTCCGTGAGTTGATGGCGAACAAGAAGAATGCTGGCAAGAGTCCTGTTGAGATTGTTGCGATGATGCGTGCGGAACTTGAGAAGGTTGTTCCTCGTTTGCCGAAGAAGAATTTGTTGAAGGGCGAGTTTGGTGGTGTCGCCAAGATCGCTGATTATGATTCGCTTCTCGGAAAGATGGGCGATCTTCTCGACGAAGCAGATTTCATTGCCCGCAATTACATGATGGCCAATGGAAGGTCTATCTTCTCCGATCAGCAAGATTATTTGATGGCACGCATCGGTGCTATGGAAGCCGAGGCGGCTGCGTGGGAAAAGGCCACGAAGACGGTGAAGGCTCGTGTGGCCAAGGACGAGCAGGCCCGTGGCAAGGCCATGTTGAAGGAAGGCGAGAAAGCTGAGGCAAATGTTGCCAAGGCGCAGAAGGCTTACGACGAGGCTATTGACACTTTTGAGGCGGCCACCATCGCCTACGGAGACGCACAGTATTCGGAGAACGCACAGCGTTTGGAGAAGTATGTCGCCGATCTGAGCGACTACGCTAAGCGTGTCGAGGAACAGTTCCCTGCTGGCAAGGTGAAAGATCCGAAGGATCTTCCTTTCGTGTTGGCCCTGTTGGATGAACTTGAAGAAGTGATTGGTCGCAACGGCCCCGAGTTGGCTAAGACCAACCCCGAGATGATGCCCGTGTTGGAGAAGTTGCGCAACGACTTCCTAATCAACCAGGTGAATTTCTTCATGGCGGACAAGCATGACGAACTGTACCGTTCGTTCCAGAAGTTCATCGACGACGGCACGTTTGGACGTACCGTCGAGGAGAAGGTCTCCAAGGGATTCAAGAGTCTTGCGAGCATCGGCTTGCCGTCTTATCAGGCGCAAAAGTGGCTGTCCGAGATGTCGGTGAACTTGAACCGTTTGAGCAAGCCAGAGTTTGTGCGTGGCCTGACACCGTTCTTGACGAAGTACACCAGTTTCTTCAAAGCGTATGCTGTGTCGTCGCCTGGGTTCGTTGTGCGTAACACGATGGGCAACACGTTCATGTTGTTTGCAGCTGGTGCCGATGTGAAGAGCATGACGCAAGGATTGGAGTTGTACAATCTGTGGCGTCGTGCGGCGGCTGAGGGCAAGGAGGCGGCTTGGATCGCTTCTCTACCTGCTTCTCGACGCAACCTTGTTGAGACTGCGGTTGCTGCGATGGATGCCTCAGGCTATGGCCGAGGCATGGAGGCTGTTCAGGCTTTCAACCCGAAGCGCAAGTGGCTTGTCAATAACCGTTGGGTGAATACGTTCCGTAAGGCCAACGAGGTGTCTGAGGGTTCGGCACGGTTTATTCTGGCGTGGGACTCTGTGCGTAAGGGTGCGGACTTTGATGCGGCGACAGCACGGGTAAAGCGTTATCTGTTTGATTATGAGGCAACGAGTGCTGGCGATGAGGTGATGCGGTCTATCATTCCGTTCTGGTTCTGGATGTCTCGCAACTTGCCGATGCAGATTGTGAACCAGTATGAGAATCCTCGCGCCTATCTGATTTATCAGAAGGCTATGAAGTCTGTCGCCCAGGATGATGAGGACGAGATGGTTCCTTCTTGGTTGAAGGAGCAGGGTGGTATCAAGGTTGGGGCGAACACTTATCTTGCGCCTGATCTTGGTTTCAATAGGATTAGCCAGCAGTTCAACGAGTTGAAAGATCCGAAGCGGTTGCTTTCGTATGTGAACCCTGCGTTGCGTGTGCCTGTCGAGTTGTTGGGTGAGCGTCGTTTCTATAATGATGTGCCGTTTAGTGAGCGTGGCGAGCAACCGATGGGCGGCCCTGCGTCTGGTGCTGTGGCGGCGTTGGCTTCTATCTTGGGTCAGGAGAAGCGTACTCGTGAGGGTGAGATGGGTGTTGATCCGAAGTTGAATTATGCGTTGATGAACTTGTTGCCTCCGCTGGCACAAACTGAGCGTTTGTTGCCTGCTACGGATTTGTATAAGGGCAAGCAGGGTGGTTCTATTCTGTCGTATTTCGGTGTGCCGTTGAAGACGGTTACGCCTGAGATGCGTCGGGCGGAGCAGAGGCGACGACAGATCGAGCAGGAAGCGTTGAGGAAGAAAGCGGCTGGTGAGTGAGATGAGGAAGCGCAAGTACACGGGGTTTGATGGGATTGCCAATGGTTATTTGGCTGGTACGGAGCGGTTCAAAAACATGGTTTTGTTTCTGAATGGTGGGAAGCTAAAGAACTATGGTTCGTTTCAGGTGCGAAAGATCAGAGGTTCCGACAAGTATTCGGTTCATGCGACTGGTCGGGCGATCGATTTCGGTTACGTCAACCGTGAGGACGGTTTGGCGTTTGTTGATTTCTGTGTGCGGAACGCTGAGGCGTTCGGCATTGAGGCTATCCACGATTATCGTTATGGTGATTGGGGTCGTGGCTGGTATTGCAATCGTGGTGATTGGACTGTGTATAAGAAGAAGTCGATTGGCCGTGGCGGGAACTGGATTCATGTTGAACTCAGTCCCGCCGTCGCCAAAGATGCCGCCTATGTTGATGCGGTGTTCGGTTGTTTGTTGAATCCTGTTCGTTAGATGATCTTCCAGAACAGTACGACTGGCACGATGATGAGTGCGAGTACGATAATTGTTTCAATCATTAGTGTCTCCTTCTACTGCTTCTCGTAGTGAGTCTGCGATTACGTGGATGAACATGAGCAACTCCATGAGTGCGACGATGTCGCCGTTGCTGGCTTTGTCGTATGCGATAAGGAATTCTTCTGCCCCTTCGTGGGGGACGTACATTCCGATCTCATAGTAGGTGGTTGAGTCTTTGACGATTCTGTCGGCTTTGGCTTTGAGGTCTGCGATGTCGTCGGGGTCGAATCCCTCTAGGTCGCTCATGATTTTCCCTGCCGATTGTCCATGAAATGAGAAAGCGTCTTGCGTCTCAAATCTCTGACGTTATGCAGATGGCTTTTCGGCATGCCACGCTCAATGATCGCTTCTTCAAGTTCCCCGAGAAGAACTTCAAGAACCTTCAGTTCATTTGCCGTCATTGCCCTGGAACCTCCCCTTGATCTCATCTGCGATGGTTCCGATCTCCTCCAACGCCTTCTCGTTGCCTGCCGTCAACCACAGGGCGACAGCGAGCGTGAGTGCCGCAATGTCGGGGAACGCAATGTCGCCGCCTTCGTCGAGGATGTTCTTGGTGCTATTGAATTCAGTCATTGTTCTTCTCCAAAGGTAGGGTGAAAGTGTCGGCCAGCAACATGAGGCCGATAACAGCATAGCCCAGAAGATCGAGCCAAGAGTCCATTAGGGACTCATTCATCGCGTTTTTGTTGCGCAAGTTCTTGATACGAGCAATCTTGTCTGACATGCGGACGCAAATGCCAATGTCTCCGAAAGCGAGGATGTTCTCGTGACCGTAATCTGCCTGCTTGGAGCAGAGCAGATCGTGTACGTCGTTCAGTTTGATGTCGTAGTCACGCAGGTAACTGATGGCGTGCAGGGCCACGGACTTGAACAGGTCGTGGATGTCGGGGGCAAACGGGTCGCCCTTCTCATCCACGTAGACGACAAGCAAGGATTGGACGTGGCTCAAACCTTCTTCGCTTGTGGTGATGGTGATTACGTCGTTGACTTCTTCCAGCTGTGACCAGCATGCTTCGTTCCAGTTGCGGAACATGTTGTACCTCCTGTTGATTGATGGTTGGTTGATGAGTTGTCTGCGTAGTTCGTCCATTGCTTTCTGCGCAAGCCTCCATGCGTGAGGCTTGCTACAGCCGAGCCGTTCCCCTAGTTGGCTGTAGGGGATGCGCTCATAGAAGATGGCTTCTACACACAGTTTGGATTGCGGCGACAGTCGTTCTACTGCTTGGATTACCGTGTCGATGTGTGCGGTGTCGGTGTTGTAGGGGATGTCGCCTAGTTGGAGAAGCCATTCGGCTTCGTTGCGTGGCTCTGTCGCATAGATGTCAGGGTTGAAAATCATGCCTGATCGGCTCCGCAGGAAACTTGTCTATGGGTAGAGCAAAGTATGGTTTGTTGTTGTCGGGGAATCGTGCGACTTCCCCGTGGGCGTGACATGCTTTCGTCCAGTCTTCCAGGGTTGCGTCCCAGTAGCGTTTGCGTCCTGAGTCCCAAATCCAGATTCGGACTGGGCCGATGCATGACCATGTGGCGAGTGCCGACAGTTTCTCAAATTTGACTTTGAGTTTCCCGTCTCCACGAGACGTGCATCCCATGACCTCATACATGAATGTTGAGGTCATGAAGTCGGGTGCGTATCTCATGGGGTCTAGCATGCCCCTCACATCAAAGTCGGGGCGGTTGAGCCCGACACGGTGGGCGTACGGGTGGACTGACAGAAACGCTTTCTCTGCGGTGTCTCCCATTACGCCAAGTCGGTTCGCCCAGCTTTGGTCTCTGAAGTTGCTCATGCTTTGATCGCCACAATCTTGACTACTTGCGAATCGTCAACCCAGGCTACACCGTTGAGTCCATCAAGGATCGTCTTTACGTAGTTATCGAGATCCCCTCGCAAAGAGGACTTGCTTTCAATGTCGATGCGTTCTACGATGATGGCTGTGCCCTCCTTGTCCACGACGATGTGGACTGCCACCTCGCCGTGGAACACGGGGCCGTCCCATGCTTCAGCAATCTTCTTTTCCGCATCGACAGTCTTGGCTGGCGTGTAGGCGAACGCTTTGCCGTTTCGTGCTGTGACTCTGGCTCGTTCTTTCGGGTGCGGTTTGCCCTCTATGAAGACGGAGTGTGACCGTACGCTCGTACCAGCAACTTTTCCAGTTCCATTCTGCCTGCTTCGCCCCTGATCATGTACTTGCCCCATCGTGTATCAGCATCCTCCAAAATTGACATGGCATCCTCGGGATTGAGGTTTGCCTTCCTGCATTCGTGTGCGAGATGTGTCAGGGTTGTTGACCTGTCACGCCCTTCCAACGGGCCATCACGGAAGATGGTGCGTCCGAGCGGCGTGAGCCGTCTCGCGGATTCTGTCATGTCATGTGTTGGTGGTGTTGCCACATGCGAGATTGTGGGTGGACGGTAGTAGTTGGATAGTCGGATGATTGTGTCAGCCGACGTGTACTTGTTGAATGCGTCTGCCACAAACGTGTCCAAGGCGATGGGTGTCAAGTCTCTGGTGACCATGGCACGTCGCCCTGTCCCGTCGTTGGGGTAGGGGAGACGCACATAGTTGCCCACTTGACCTCTCATGAGTGTCTCTTGTTTCGGGTTCACTTCCTTGGCAGGAAGTTCTGCGACCTGATGTGCCGCCAGAAACATTCGCCTCATGTACTTCGCCTCAATTAGTTCGGGTGTGAACACCCAAATGTGATAGCCACGACGTGTGCGTTCAACCCACGAGTGAACCCCAGCCGCCTCAAAGGCGTCGTGTAGGAGCCATGCGTGATCGGGGTTGTCGTAGTCAATGTCGGAGCATCCCCACACGCACATTGTTTCACCGTTGTGCGGTACACACGGATACACGCCGATGAATGATTCACCGAACAGATGCTCCTTGAATGTCGTGGCTCGCAGAGGCTCACGGACGCATCCTCCCTCCCACGCACCGTAGCAGTCGCCACGGCCACGGAACAGGGTGACGAAGTCGTCCACGATGTCACCCACAACGCACCACCCCATAGAACTGGGATGGTAGTTCGCCGTCACGCAAGCGTGTAAGGCGACCTGTCCCTTGCTCAATCTCAAAGTCAATGTCGTCCAGCAAGTTGCCAGCAGGACGCTTGTTCTTCACCAAGTTGAGGGTGAGCGTGTGTGCGTGGATGCGTGCATCATACCGCAGACTGTCCAACTGTTCCATCGTGCGTTCCGATGCGGTGGACTTGTCCAGCTTGGCTTCCAGTTCTCGGATTTGCGATTCAATCTCAAACCGTTTGCGACGCACACCAACGACGTGTGTAGCCTGCTGTTCACCGCCGAACGCACCAGACGAGATGGTGAGACGCTTGCCGTCAGCACCAGACGAACGTGAAGTCTGATGAAGCACAAGCAACGGCACATCATGTCGTCGCCCCCATGCCTTCAACGTGTTGGCTTTGGACGGCACGTCTTCGCCACCGCCCTGAAGCAGTTCAAGGTAATCAAACACAACGAGGTCAGGCTTCTGACCCCACATGTCCGTCACCTCACCCATCGCACGCTCCATATCAGACAACGACATCGGCTGGTCAAACACGGCGAGCGTCGGGAAGAACTCGTTGGCTGTCTGCTTCAGCAGATCAATCGCTTCGGGTTCGTCTGCGGACACCATGCGTTCCAAGTCTATCGCATTGACACCGTGGGTTACGCACGCCAACTTGATGAGGACAAGGGTGCGAGGTTCGTCGGGCACGAAGTACACGATGTTCTTGTTACGGTTGGCTTTCAGCATCTCCAACAGCGTGAGCGTTTTACCGCTGTGGCTGTAGCCGATGACGAGACACATCTCGCCTGCGGCTATGCCACGCATCTCGTTGTCAAGATCGGTGAAGCCCGTGTAGATGCGTTCGTGTGGGGACTGCGCCCATCGCACAAACTCGTGTGCCGCTTCCTCCAGCGGACGGTAGTAGGTGTGCGTCTTCGTTTCCGCCACAGACGGGGACGGGGGGCTTTCGCCCCCCGCCATCAACGCTTCCCATTTCAGGGCGAGTGCTGACTTGTCCGTCACGCCGCACCTCGGGGGGGCCAAAAAGCGACAGGCTCCTGACCATCGACGACATCAGCCTGCTTGAACCACGGACGCTTCGTGCCGACAGCGGTGTCACGGTTGTCCCACACACGGGTCACGCCAGCCTTCTTAGCGGCTGTCACCAACCACTTCGGCAGGTCGCCGTGTTGCTTGCCTGCGATGGTGACATCACCGCTACCGATGGCAGGGGCGGACGTGATCGTGGGCGACGGCTGTTCGCCGTTGACGTTGGTCATCTCCGAGTTGGGGAAAGCCTGTACCAACAGTTCCTCGCCGTGCTTGGCGTTGAAGCCGTGAGTATTGTTCAACACTTCGCACACGAAGTCGTAGTGGCTGAGGTACAACGCCTGAACGGCCTCGGGCGTACGCTCGGGAATGGCGGTGGTGTTCACCATTTCGCTCGCAATCTTTGCGGCGACCTGAGTGACGATGGACTGATCCTTGCTAATCATGATTGCTCCTTTGGTGTGATGTCCTCGGGGGACAGTTTGCTTCCCTTACAGATTGACCACCACGGGCACCACGTTTCACTACACAGGAAGTGGGTGTCGTTCTTGGCCCATGAGTCGTCAGTACCGAGTGAGACGGCTGACCGTACGAACGGTCGCACCAACTCTCTGAGCCATTCGGTGTGGCTCTCGTTGCGATGAACGCTGACGATCTGTGACTTGCCTCCACGAACCATCACGCCATAGTTGAACGTGACAGGGTATTCGTGCCAGCCCTGTGCGACTGCGGCGGCTGTGTACATGGTCGGCTGTAGGGCCTGCGACTGCTTGTCACGGGCGTTGTACTTCCGTGCGGAAGTCTTCCAATCCCACAGTCCAGTCTCGGTCACACAGTCGATTGTACCCTTGCCGTACACGGTGACATCGGCATCGCCGATCTTGAATTTGTCCAACTCAAAGTGGAACTCCTTTTCCGTGTACAACACCTTGCCGAGCACAGGCTTGATGTTCGCCTCCCACTCGTCGCACATGTCCATGACGTAGCCGATCATCTCGTCGTCGGTAAACTTCGTCCGCTTGAAGTTGCCCTCCATCAGATCATGGAGAGCCTCCAAGCCAACCAGGCGTGTCTGCCTGCCGTCCGTGAGGTTCGCCTCGATGCCTGCGTGGACTGCTGTGCCCATGACCGTGGCATCGCTTGGCCCCGACCATTCGGGACGCAGGATCGCTTGGCGACCCCGCTCCGCACACATCATCGCATCGTTGATCCACGATTGGCGGACGTACACGTCAATGCCGTGCTCTCTGCGTTCAACTCTCATCTGTCTGTCCCTTCCACCATCTCAATGGTGCGTCGTCGTAGGTGGGAAGCATAACTGGGTGTCATGTCAATCCCGTATGTGCTCTTCAGATGGATACGTACCGCCACGGACGTTGAGCCCGTGACGAACATCGTCTGTACCTCACGCATCTGCTCTGGCGTGAGCAGGGTTTGCCGTTCGCTCTTGCGTCGCTCACGCTCCGCATCGTCAATGCGAGCCATCTTCAGTTGGAGCATGACCTCATCGTAGAAGAGGGCTTGCGCCGACAGGAAGCGAAGCATCTTGTCGTCATCCCAAGGCGACGACAAGTCGAGGTGCTGGATGATCTCTTTGGCGAACCAAGAGTCGTTGGCATGGTCAATGTCGGCGATGGGAGTCGTCTCGTTGACGACGACATCGCAGATACATTCCTCGGGGTGGGTGCTGTCTGGGCAGGGTTCTCTGCGTTGGTGTTTGGGTTGTATTCCTCTGGTCATTGTTTGCCTTTCTTGTCGTTGCTAGAACCACAAGGACACCTCGGGGTGTCCCTTGTGGTTGCTTGTTTCCTCCCCTGTCGGAAAGTCTATGTGGCACCTTGTCAACGGGGGTCTGCCAGCCGTAGCCAGTTTGTCAACCGTTGACGAAGTGTACGTGGACAGGCACGTAGAAACGGAGATAGCCCACCACGAAACCGTGGTGGGCGATCCCCGAACCTGATACGACGTATCAACTACAGTTGTTCCTCAATGATGTCCGCGATGTCTGAGAAACTCCATCCGCTGTCGTTGAGCGTTGAGATGTTCTTCTCGCCCTCAATGTCGTCGTCCCAGTTCACGACGACGAGAGGGTCGCCGTCACAAATGGGCAGGCCCGCCCATTTGATGACCTCAACGGGGAGATCAACCATCGCACTCTGCCACCCGTAGGAGAAGCCAGCCGTGTTGTACCCGTCGATCTCAGGGTAATTCGTTTTGGCTTCCTCCGAACGTGCCACCACATTGTGCTTGACTGCGATGTCACACAGCACGCCCAGACAGCAGAACCGTTCATCGCCCACAGAGTTGTAGGCGTGAAGCACGTTCTGCCCCTGCTTGTACTCGCCCGAACGGAGTGCGTCCAGCCACATCTTCTTCACTTGCTCATTCATTGTCGTTGCCTTTCTGTTTGGTCATCTTGGTGTAACCGCCTGCGTGTTTGGAACAGGCGGGATCTGCTGTGAGTGGAAGGTGGGTTATGACCCAAGCATCACACTTGGGGCATACCCACTTCACACCCTTGGGCGTACGGCTCAAAGCACGTCGCTCTCATCGTTGTACGCATCCATCAAAGCGTCCGCCACAATCGAACGAACACTCCCGAGAAGGGCGCGGTCGTTGCGGGCGGTGCGACCCATGTCCGTAGACGCAGGGAACTTCTCTGCCTTTGATGCGATGTTGTCCAACGCGATACCGACAGTCTTGGAAAGAGCCTCCAATTCTGCGACGGTAAATTCAACTGATGTCACTCGGTTCATTTGCTTTCTCCTTTCGTATAGTGACATACCAATTGTACCTGAATGTTTGTCATCACCACGGCGAGTCTCCGTTCACCACGTACAACGCTGGGCTAAGTTGTGTGTCGTCCAGTTCTGTCGGCTCAACGCTGATGACGTGGCCTGCCACGGTCAGGCAGGTGGCTGGGATGGGCGGGTACTGGCCGATCTGGAACCGCTTACAGTATTCCTGTACGGCTGTCTGAACCATGTCCCAGTTCAGATTGTTGCTGATGTTCAGGGCGTGAGGCACAGTCACCTTGATTCCACGCTCAGCATTCTGTCTGACGATCAGAGTGTGAGTCCTGGAACGTGGATCGTGTACGCTCCCGTCCTCAAACAGGGCATCGACATCCTGCCACCATTCTTCGTTGGGGCTACACGTTTCATTCAGGCGGTTCACACAAGCCTGAAGAGCGGTCAAAGCCTGACGTAGACGACGGCTCGTATCGAGGAACGCCGTCTCCACCTGTTCGTTGTATTGGGTCACGTCGCTCATCGCACATCTCCAAACAGAATCTCGTCGGACAGATCGGAGCAGGTACACCAATCCTTGTTCAGCGAACAGTAGTAGCACGTCTCGCACTCACGGCAGAGAATCGGATCTCGTTCCAGAAGATCGAACATCTCTCTGTGACCGCACTCTCCGCACACCCACTCCACGAGGTCATAGTCCTCCACCTCATGGGCGGGCAACCATTCCAGACGATCGTTACAGAAAGCCATGTCCGCATTGGAGGAACGACCCGAATAGTCGTAGTTGCGGTAGTCGGGCTCCATAACTCCCGCACCAGTCTCGTCGTCGTCGTAGTGCGGAGGAAGCCACGATGACTCCCAGGTGCGAGACGACGTGTAGCCACGTGGCAGATACAGCGACTCTTCGTACGACGAGTTGCTGTACCACACGCCGTCACTCCAATGGCCGAGACGTTCGTTGATGATGTAGAACGGCTTGTCCAGTTCGTCGCCGACGTTGAGGAACGCCAACTTGGAATAGCCGATGAACTTCTCCAACTCCTTGACGCCATCGGCGTCG